AGGAGGCGTGGAACGCCGTGCTGCGCCCCACCCTGGTCGACTTCCGGGGCGGCGCCTGGTTCCTCTCCACGCCCAAGGGGCTGAACTTCTTCAAGCGGCTCTACGACCGAGGCAACGACCCGGGCTACCCGGACTGGCGGGCCTGGCAGATGCCCACGGTCTCCAATCCGTACATCCCCGCCGACGAGGTGGACGACTCCCGCCGCAGCCTGCCGGAGCGCACCTTCGCCCAGGAGTTCGAGGCGGTCTTCCTGGAGAACGAGGGCGCCGTGTTCCGCCGGGTGCGGGAGGCCGCCACCGCCACGCCCCAGGCGGCGGCCCTGGACGGGCACCGCTACACCGTCGGGGTGGACTGGGGCCGGGCGAGCGACTTCACCGTCATGGCCGTGGTGGACACCACCACCCGGGAGCTGGTCTGCCTCGACCGCAGCAACCAAGTGGAGTACGCCCTCCAGGCGGGGCGGCTCCAGGCGCTCTGCCAGCGGTTCCGGCCGGACAGCGTCTACGCCGAGCAGAACGCCATGGGCGAGCCCATCGTGGAGACGCTCCAGCGCATGTCGCTCCCCGTCTATCCGTTCCAGACCACCAACGCCAGCAAGGCCGCCGTGATCGACGCCCTGGCCCTGGCCTTCGAGCGGGCCGAGCTGCGCCTGCTGAACGACGAGACCCTGCTGGGCGAACTGCTCGCCTACGCCGCCGAGCGCCTGCCCTCGGGGCTGGTGCGATACAGTGCCCCCGAGGGCAGTCACGACGACTGCGTGATCGCGCTGGCCCTGGCCTGGCTCGGAGCGTCGGCCCCCACCGGCTGGGTCTTCTAGCGCCCTGAGGAGAGAGCATGGCCACCCTGCAGTCCGCCTGGAACGCCTTCTGGAACATCGAGACGAAGGCCGCCGCCGCCCCGCCGGCGGCGCCGCCCGAGCTGCGGTCGCTGGTCTTCTCCCCCGGGTCGTACCCCGACGCGGCGGGCGACTACTGGAACCCCCTGCTCACCCAGGTCTTCGGCGGGTACAACGCGGCGTGGAATAGCGCCGTCTACGCCTGCCTGAAGACCATCTGCTACGCCTTCCAGGAGGCGCCGCCCAAGGTCTACCGGCTCCAGGCGGACGGCACCGAGCAGTTCCTGGAAGAGCACCGGCTCATGGCCCTGCTGGCCGACCCGCACCCCTCCCTCTCCGGGCCGGAGCTGAGCTTCTGGGTGCAGTACTGCAAACAATGCGACGGCAACGCCTACCTGCGGAAGATCCGCAACCGGGCCGGCGAGGTGGTGCAGCTCTGGCCCATCTCCCCCTCGCAGATGAGCCCCGAGACCAGCGACGAGGACGCCGCCGCCGGCGTGTTCATCTCCCACTACGTCTACGACAACGGCAAGGGCAAGCACGAAGAGGTGCCCGTCTCCGACGTCGTGCACTTCCGCCTGGGCGTGGACGACGCCGACCACCGCAAGGGGCTCTCCAACCTGCGGCGCCTGCTCCGGGAGATCAGCAGCGACGAGGAGGCCACCCGCTTCACCGACGACCTGCTGCGCAACTTCGCGGTGCCCTCGCTGGCGGTGACCGTCCCGCCGGGCCCGGTGCTGACGGAGGAGCAGGCGGAGGCGATCCGCGACCGGCTGCGGGAGGCGTACAGCGGCGCCAACCGGGGGCACCTGGCCGTGCTCGGGAACGGGGCCACCCTGCAGGCGGTCGGGTTCAACCCCCAGCAGCTCGACCTCAAGGCGGCGCACCAGATCCCCGAGACCCGCATCTGCGCCGTGCTGGGCGTCCCCGCCATGCTGGTCGGTCTGTCCGCCGGGCTCGAGCACACCATCTACAACAACATGGAGCAGGCCCAGGAGCACCTGTACGAGCAGACGGTGGTGCCCCTCTGGCGGGCCGACGCCGCCACCCTGACGAAGCAATTGCTCCGCCCCGACTTCGACGCCGACCCGGCGGTGCGCCTCAAGTACGACCTGGACGACGTGCGGGCCCTGCAGGAGGACATGGACGAGCGGTACGCCCGCTTGAGCGTGGCCGTGGAGAAGGGCTGGGTCACCAAGGACGAGGCCCGGGCGGAGGTGGGGCTCGAACCCCTGCCCAACGGCCTCGGCGAGGCGCAAGACCCGATGGAGCTGCTGCGGGCCACCGCCGAGGCGCGAGGCCCCGCCGGCAGTGGTGGGCCGCCCGGGCAGAACGGGGCGGCGCCGAAGGAAGAGCGCAGCCGGGCCGTCGCCGAGCAGAAGGCGCTGGCGATGGGGGCCATCCCGGGGATGCTGGACGTGCTCACCGCGCTGTCCGCCCCGCTGGTGCAGGCCGACCTGGAGGCGTACTTCCGGGAGCAGGGCGAGCGGGTGCAGGCCGCCGTGCTCAAGGAGGGGTAGGCCGTGCGGGTCTCGGACGTCTACGACCAGGCCGAGGAGCAACGCCGGCTGGCCCGCATCCTGATGCCCCGGTACTTGCGCATCCTGGAGGCGGTGCATCTGGCCGTCATGTCCCTGTTCGGGCAGTTCTTCCCGGAGCTGACGCCGGAGCAGTTCCGGCTGGACGACCCCGCCACCCGCAAGCAGCTCGCCCTGGCCGCCGAGCGGGTGGTGCTGATCGACACCGCCACCCGCTCCGCGCTACGCGACGTCCTGCGGGAGGGCCAGCAGCGGGGCTACTCCGCCTTCCAGCTCGCCAACGGCGTCCCGGAGGAGGGCTTCGGCGGCGTCAAGGGCCTCTACCTGGAGACGTGGCGGGGGCGCAGCGAGACGATAGCGCGGAATGAGATCGCGGAGGCCCAGTGGCAGGCCGGCATGGATCGCCTGGCTGCGACTGGCCAGGTCACGCACATCGAGATCGTGGAGAACGAGGACACGGACGAACCCTGCGCCTCCCGCAACGGGAAGGTCGTCCCGTTGACGAGCCATCCCCAGCGACTCCACGTCAATTGCCGGGCCGCATTCATTCCGCTGGTGAACGAGGCCGCCCCATGACCGCCTCAAGCACCGCTTGGGCACAGGTCGCCGGCGATGCCTTGATGGCCGCCTCCGTCAACCGGAGGACGCGCCACCCCCGGTTGGCGAGGTAGGCGTCCTTGCTGTGATCGATCCGCTTCTGCTTGGGGAGGGAGTGCCAATAGGCCCCGTCGCACTCGACGACCAGCCTGGCCTCCGGGAAGGCGAAGTCGACGTTGTACGGGCCGAACGGGGCCTGGGGCAGCGGTCGCAGGCCGAGCCCGCGCATGGCCTCGGCCATTCGGGTCTCCAGGCTGCTCGTGCGCGGGTTGCCCATCCGGCTGCGGGCGGCGGCGCACGCCCTCGAGCAGACGCGGAAGCGAGCGGCCAGGGATGGCTTCAGCTCGCGCACGGCGCCGCAGACCTCGCAGGTCATCCGGACCTTGGGCTTCCAGAGGGGGTGCGCGGGCCCGACGCTGGTCCGGGCCGCGTACCGCTTCGCGCACACTTGGGAGCAGCAGACCTTGCTGCGGTTGACACCCGAGACGAGGAACGTGGTCCCGCAGTAGGGGCAGGTGCGTTGCTCTGTCCGAAGCCGCCGCAGCCCGTTCGCCTTGTTGGAGCACCGCGCCGAGCAGTACGCCCCCTTGGCGGTCAACTGCTTGAGGAGGAAGCGTGTCCCGCAGTGCTGACAGACCCGCTCCGGGCGCAGCGCCCGCTGCGCGGCGCCACGGGCGGCGCCGGCACACGCCGGGCTGCAGTACCGCTTTGGTTCGCAGGGCCGTGCCTCAAACGCCGCGCCGCACTGCGGACAGACGCGCCGCTCGCGACGGAACATGCTCTGGTAGAGACAGGCGCGGCAGCAGTATTTGTTGGGCGCGTCGTGGTGGCCGGTAAAGGCGGCGCCGCAGGTCAGGCAGGTATGCTGGCGTTGCATCGGGAGGTCACTCTCCTTGGTGCCACGCCCCCGGCCGTCGCAAGCGGCGCGGGGGCACGTTACGTCTCTATCCTACCTGGTAGGGGTGGAGAAGAGGTGGTGCCGTGACCACCCTTTCTCGCCCCCGCCTCGACCCGCTGCTGGACGCCCCCCTGGTGGGCCCGCGGGTGCTCTCCCTGGTGGGGGACGCCTCGGGCTGCTCCATGTGGCGGGTGTGGCAGCCCACGGCCTTCCTGCGCCTGCACGGCTACCCCTGCGACTGGGCGTTCGTGCGCGACCCCAACTTCGACCGGGTGCCCCTGGGCGCCTACCAGGCGGTCGTGCTCTGCCGGCTGGCCTGGCACTGGTTCGAGCGCCCGGGCGCGAAGGCGACCCTGAAGCGGTGGCGCGCGGCCGGGATCAAGCTCTTCTTCGAGGCGGACGACGACCTGTTCACCCCGTTCGTGACCGAGCAGCAGCTCAGCCGGGTCAACGCGGCGAAGTCCCGGCGGGAGCTGGAGGCCGACCGGGAGGCCAGCCAGTGGGTGCTCCGCATGTGCGACGGGGTGACCGTCTCCACCCAGTACCTGGCCAGCACCGTGCGCCGCTTCACGGACGCCCCGGTGGAGGTGGTGCCCAACGCCATCGACGCCGAGTGGTTCCGGGCCCAGCAGGCGGGCATGCACCGCACCCGGCCGGGCCCCGTCATCGGCTGGGCGGGGGGCAACCGGCCGGACGCCGACCTCGAGCAGATGGCCGTGGCGTGGGGGCGGATCGCGGCGGCCTACCCGGACGCCACCTTCGTGGTGATGGGCCACCACCCGCCCATCGTCCGGCAGCACGTCCCCGCGGAGCGCCTGGTGCGGGTGCCCTGGTTGCACCCGGACGACTACCCCAAGGGCCTGGTGGGCCTGGACATCGGCTGCTGCCCCCTGCAGGAGACGCCGTTTAACCGCTCAAAGAGCAGCATCAAAGCGTTCGAGTACGCCTTAAGCGGCGCCGCCGTGGTGGCCTCGCCCACGGTCTACCGGCACACCCTCACCCACCAGAAGACGGGGTGGCTCGCGTCCACCGCCGGGGAGTGGGAGACGGGCCTGCGCTACCTCTTGGACGCGCCCGCCGAACGGGACCGGCTGGCCCGGGCGCTGGCCGCGGACGTGGCCGGCCGCTTCGCCCTGAAGCGGCACTACTGGAAGTGGCCGGCGGCCTGGAACCGGCTCTGGAGGGGGTGACGTGAGTCGACCGGCGTCCAAAGCGGAAGACGTCCTGCTCGGCGCCCCCACCGTGGTGGTGAGCGGGCACAAGGACCGCGAGGTGCGGGTCGACCCCGAGCCCCGCTGCCAGCACTGCGGCAAACGCCAGGGGGAGTACTTCGGCCGGCCCTGGAGCCTGAAGTGCCGGAACTGCGGACAGCAGGCGACGGCGGATTGACACCCGGAGTCGCTACGCCATAGACTGACGCCAGCGGCCCTCGGCGGCCCTCTGCAAGGAGGGCCGTTTTTGGTGTCCGGGACACTCGCCTACGGGGCCCCGCAGCGCATCACCGAGGTCAAGGCCGCCGACGACGGCTGGGAGGTGGCGGGCTACGCCTCCACCTGGGACCGCGACCTGGGCGGCGACGTCGTCCACCCCGGCGCCTTCAAGGCCTCCCTGGAGAGCGGCGCCCGCGTTCGGTTCCTCTTCGCCCACGACGCCGCGCAGCCGCTGGGTCGGCCCTTGGAGCTGAACGAGGACGCCACCGGGCTGTTCGGCCGCTTCCGGGTGTCGAAGACCCGTCTCGGCCAGGACATCCACACCCTCCTGAACGACGGCGCGCTCGACAGCTTCAGCATCGGCTTCCTCCCCCGGGACTTCGACCGGGACGAGAAGGCCGGCGTCCGCAACCTGAAGGCGGTGGAGTTGCTGGAGGTGAGTCTCGTCAGCTTGCCAATGCAACCCCGGGCCACCGTTACCCACGTCAAGGCGCAGGACTACGCCACCCTCACGCTCGAGCAGCTGCTCGAGGTCTACGACGAGCACCGCGCGGGCGCGCTGGGCCAGGCGAAAGCCGTGGCCGGGCGCCGCCTCGCCGAGGGCCGGCGCCTGTCCGACGCCGCCCTGGCCACCCTGGAGCGCCTGCGCGCCGACGCGGAAGCCGACGCCGCCGAGCTGCTCCGGCTGGCCACCACGCCCCCGACCCCGCCCCCTGCGGAAGCCGACGACCCGGCGCCAGTGAAAACGGCCGGTCTGGTTGACGCCCACCTGCGGCTCGCCCGCCTGCGCGAGTTGGGCCGCCTGTACGGAGTGACGACGCCATGACCGCGACCGTAACCGAACTCGGCCCCAACATGAGCCTGGAGGACAAGCGCAAGGAGGCCAAGGGCCGCCTGGAGGAGGCCTCCGGCATCGAGCAGCGCTCGCTGGCCCCCGGCGCCGCGCCCCTCGCGGGCGCCGACCTCGAGCGGGTGAAGCGCCTCCTGAGCGAGGCCGACCAGCTCCACGCCTGGATCCAGGCGGACGAGGAGCGGCTGGGCCTGGTGGAGAAGACCCAGGAGCTGCTCGCCCACTACAGCAAGCCGGTGTACCCGGCGCAGCCGGCCCAGGGCGGGACCAAGCACCGGCTCGTGACGCCGGGCGAGCAGTTCCTGCGCAGCCTGCAGTACCGGGAGGTCAAGGACGGCGGCCTGCTCAACTCCAGCCTCAACCGCCTGGAGTTCAACGTCCCGTTGGCCGACGGCACCTCCCTGCTGGAGTGGAAGGCCACGCTGGCCGCCACCGGCAGCAGCGGCGGCGGGGCGCTGGTGCCCACGGACGTGCGCAGCACCGTCGTGGACATCCTGCCCAAGCTCATCAGCGTGCTCGACCTGATCCCGCGGGTGGGCACCACGTCGGACGCCATCGAGTACATCCAGCAGACCACGCGCAGCCTGAACGTCTCGTTCGTCGCGGAGGCCACCGGCAGCGCGCTGACCGGCACCGACGGGCGCAAGCCGGAGTCCTCGCTGGTCTACCAGAACGTGACCGCCTACGTGCGCACGGCGGCGCACTGGCTGCCGGTCACGAACCGGATGCTGGCGGACGCCCCCTTCATCCGGGGCGTGATCGACACCCAGATGCTGGACGGGGTGCGGGAGGAGGTGTCCCGCCAGGTGCTCGCCGGGGACGGGACGGGCGAGAACCTCACCGGCATCCTCAACACGGCCAACGTGCAGACGTTCGCCAAGGGCGCCTTCAACGAGGTGGACGCCCTGTTCCACGCCCGCACCCTGATCCGGACGGGGAGCAAGCTGGCGCCCACCGGCATCGTGATGAACCCGGTGGACTACGAGCAGGTCCGCCTCCTGCGGGAGAACGCCGCGAGCGCCACCCTGGGGCAGTACCTGATGGCGCCCCCCAACACGCTCGGCGTGCCCACCACCTGGGGGCTGCCCATCGTGGAGGACGAGAACATCCCGGTCAACACGGTGCTCGTCGGCGCCTTCGCCCAGGGCGCCACCATCGCCGACCGGGAGCAGGCCAGCATCCGCGTCGGGTTAGTCAATGACCAGTTTGTACGGAACCAACAGACCATCCTCGCGGAGGCCCGGCTCACCCTGATCGTCTGGCGCCCGGCCGCGTTTTGCTCGATCACGGCCTACTGATGCGCCGGGTCTACGAGGACAAAGCGTTCGGGGCCGTTGGACCGGCCCGCCCGGGGCAGCGTGCCC